AGCGCTCCAGAACATTGGCAGCGGTCTGAACAGCGCGACAGGGGATGCGATGTTCATCCACTCTCTCGGCATGCCGACGTTGCAGGGTGACGGCAACAACGTGCAGAACACGGCTGCGGCCAGCTCCAAGGAAGTCAGCCTTATCGACCAGTTCGTCGGTCTGGCCAGTTTCATGACGTTACCCGACACAACGGTCGACTTGCACTCGTACCACGTCGTCGGCCTCGGTCGACAGACTGCTGTTCAGCAGACAGGTAAGGTGCATCACAGCGGCGGTGCCATCGAACTGCCGGTGCATAGCGCCAAGTGGCTCTACTACAGTCTTGGACGCGAGGTCGTCAGCAAAGACAAGTGCGGCACGCGTGCGCATGCTGAAAGCCCGGTGCCAACCATTTACGCCAACATTTCGCCGGGCCAGACTTACCTCGACGTGACCAGCAGTCAGAGCGGTAGCGTTCGCTTTGGTTCAAGTACAGACGCTGCCGTTGGTGACTACGTTCTCATCAAGGACACGACACTCGCCCCTACGACCACGTACAAGACCCCGGAAACCGGTAGCACGCAGTATTGGCCCAACGAGTCAAGCAGTTCCTCCTTGTCCAGCGACGCCGTTCACTTCGAGTGGGCTGAGACCAGCGAGTGCCGCCGCATCTCCGCCATTGAATCGCTTGGCAGCAGCCGCTTCCGACTTTACGTCGACGACCCGTGGCAATTCACGCACACAACATCCGACACCATCGAACTGCGTGAGTACGAAGACGACCTTGGCAACAACAGTCCGAACATCACTGACGATGCCAAGGACATTCGCAACCCAGTGCATCGCCTCCTGTTCTCCTCAGACACCATCCCGTCGTTCTGCATGGAGCATAGCGTCCGCACGCGCGACATCGGCTCGTTCAACGCGACTGGTGAGTCAACGACGGCTCCCGGTAGCACGGGCGACAGCAAGCAATTGACGCGCATCTTCCGCGGCTGCAAAGTGGTTGAGTGGGAACTGAGCAGCACGGTCGATGCTGAACTCAAGTACCGCTGCGTCTTCGACGCGCTGTCCACCTACACGGACACCGGTCGACTCGAATCATCGAACAAGGGTGACCGCTACACTGCGCACCGCATGTTCCAGAACACGGCGGACACCAAGAAGAACCGCAAGGTGGCCGGCATTCCAAAGAACGGCGAGAAGCCGTTCATGTTCTATAACGGCACCATTTCGATGTTCGACCAGAACATGACCTACATCAGCGGGTTCGAGTTGCGAGGCAAGACGGGTGTTGAACTGTTCCACACCATCCAGAGCAACCCTGTCGCCGAGTCTGTCGATTCGTCCACGTCGCTGAGCCTGAAGCAGGTGCCATACGGCGGCACGCGGAACCCCTCCGTCATCCGCGAAGGCCGCGAGGAGTTCGAGATGGAAGTGACGCTCGCACTTGAAGACGCGACGTTGATTCACGAAATCCGCACGCACATTCAGAGGGGTGGCACCGTGGGGTCGACTGGTGGCACTATCATGCTTAATTTCATCAAGCAAGTAGCCAGCGGCGGCTCGGGTGAATCACCCAACCTCCGCATCGTCATCGACGATTACTTGATTACTGCCCTCCCTGTCCCAGTACCTGACGACAAGGGCCTACTGTTCACCACCTTGAAACTGAAGCCTCAGAACATCAAGGTCATGAGCACCGACGCCGACTACCACTTGTGAGGGATTCAGATGCCAATGCGACACTGGATTTCCCTTCACCCGTCGGCTGCCTACATTCCAGCGGTCCTTGAGGCCGACGAAGAAGAAGAGGGCGGAGAGTACCTCTTCGACCCAGAAGCCGGGAGGGCCAGCGACAACCCGTTCGCCCACCTGCATCTGGAGGATGCCCCCTCGACAGAGGCGGCTTCCGATGCGAGCGTGAGTGAGTATGCCACAGAACAAGAGTGAATTAGAAATTGACGGAAAAGCCTACACCATTCTGACGAAGAAGTTGACCTTCTTCGACGTACAGGCTGTTGCACCGCTACTGGCCCAAGGCTCACTTGACTTCTCAGCATACTGGAGGCACGCGTTCACCAAGTGGTTGGAGTTTTACGACGCCAAAGACCAGTGTGCCGAATACCCTGACATCGAAGGTCTTAGTCCAGAAGTAGGGCAGAGGCTTGCCGCACTGCTTCCTGAGCCCGCTCAAGTGATGGAGTGGCTGGTTTTTCGGGAGGCGAAGTCGGCCGCATCAAACACTTCGTTCACGGGCGCAGTGTGGTCGAGCGACTTCGCTACCAACGAGAAGGGATGGAGTACCTTCTGATGACGCATTACCGAATGACTCTGCAGGACGTGAGAACACTGAGCATCGAAGACGCCAAGCAGTTGCTTTACTGGGCACAGGCCATGCAGGGCGAAGAGCAGGCTGTGCAAGAAGCAGTCTACTTGGGGTATGACGTTATCCCAGAACTGTAGTGAAGCATATGGATGGCAATATCGACCCCCGCTCTGTCGAAGCGATGGAGAAGTTCCGAGAGTACAGCAAAGGTGCCAAGGACAACATGCAGGCTCTGCAGCAGCAGATGGACCGGTTCACCAAGTCCATGGCCATGACCAAGGCTGAGACGCGTGACTTGACCGAATCACTTCGCACAATGGGCAACACACCTGCCCTTCAGCAAACGGCTGGCGCTTCACCCGTTGGCGCTGCAGCCGGGGCTGCGGCAGCCGCATCATCGACGACCAACGTCACGGTCAACCTGAAGATTGACGTTAGCGGGGTCACGGACAAGACCGACAAGAAGGCACTGGCCAAGGAAATTGGTGCCATGGTCACCAAGGAATTGCGTGCCAAGATGGGCGGCTCGCTAACGCAGAGCGGCTTCAACAGGAGTGGCTAAGTTGGTTGACGCGGGAGAGCGGTTCCCCATTCGCCTCGTACAAGAGGACGGCGGCACCATCTCCCTCGATGCGACCAGCGTCGACATTGTTGTCGAGCGACAACAGAGCAACTTCGGCATTCCTTTCTTCGACGCCCGTAAGATGGGCATTGACCTCAATCAAGCGCAAGTGTCCATTGAAGTGCAAGGCATCTTTGCGGATGACCTCGGACAAGAGCAGACTGCGCAAGCAATCGCTACGCTTGACTTTTATCAGCCTCAGCAACTCGTGACGTGGGGTCAGCCTTTCGGCGGCGCAACGGGCGGCGTGAACACCAGTCCGATTTCATCGCAATTCAACTTGGCAAATTCCATTGGCGGCGTCGGCACAACTGGTATCGGCGGAACCATAGGCCATACTGGTGACTTTGGTGGTGGACTGGGCGGCTCTATCGGCAACCCGCCCGTCAATGTACGTGACTTGGGCAACTACATTCTGCAATACTGGAATGAGAAGTACATTGACTTCCCAGTGGCCTATTGGGTCGAGAACACCATTCGGTTGGAAAACCCAGTGCAGACTGGTCTTCAGGTTTGGCTCAGGGCTGATGCGCTCACTACGCTCAGCGACGGCGATGTCGTCGACACGTGGAACGAAAGCAGTGCTGGTCGAAATGCGACAGCGACCGGCTCTCAGAGGCCTGTATTCAGAGACGCGGGTCCACGACCCTTTGTCCAGTTTGATGGCAGCGATGACCGCATGACGGTGTCCAATGCAGCGTTCTTCAACTCAGAGGAGTTCACCATCTTCACGGTGTTCAAACCTGACGTGGGGGCTAACGAGAACACCGTGGTCGACACGAATAACGGCTACAGGGTCGTCGCCGACATGGATGATACGCGAGCGAAGGCCTACTGGTACAACGGTGGTTCGAGCATCAATGCGACCAGCAGCACGTCTTCTGTGAAGTTGACGGGGCTCAGCCTTGTCGGCTACACCATGGAGGACACTGGCTCAGATGCACAGTCTGACCAAGTCAAACTCTACGTGAACGGCAAGTTGGAAGCCACGACCAGCAGTACAACGTATCAGCCGAGCGGGACAGACCTTTTCATCGGCGCTACCTCTGGTGCTGGCGACCACTTCAACGGCGGTATCTACGAGGTGCTCTACTACAATCGAGTGCTGACTCAGACCGAGCGTGAGGAAGTCGAAGGTTACCTGTCTCGCAAGTACAACGTCCCGCTGACTCCCAGCCACCCTTACCGCGACATGCGTTACAACTTCGACAACGTCCATGTACGCATCGCCTTCGACAAGGACATGGTGGCCAGTAAGCGAGAAGAGCACGGCTTTCTGAACAGTCGAAGGAGCACCGGCCTCAGCGTCACAGCCGTCAGCGGGAACACGCTCACGCTTAGCGGTGACCCGCGTGAATGGTTCGAGGTGGCCGAATCCAACCGAGAATACTACGTGTCCTTTCAGGGGAGCAACGGTTCTGTCCGTATCAACCCTACGTTGAGTCTTTTCGTAGCAAAGGTAGTTTCAACTACGTCCAATCAAATTACCATTGAGCCGATTGTTCCCGGCTACACCGTTGTCCAGAACGACGTCCTCATCATGGAACCACTTTCTTATCGTTCGCCCGAACTGATAGGTAGCCCTAACGAACCCGTCATCATCATTCCCATCAAGAATGCAGACACCTTCGACAGACAGGCGCTGCCGGACAAAGCAGTCGGACCTGAGTTCCCAACGCACGCAGATGGCTCTACGGCACGAGACACAGGTGGAGGAATCACACGTACCGACGAGTACATCACTTACCTGCTGTCAAAGGCGCTGACCAGTTCTTATCTCAACATAGGCCGAGCCGTCAACGCTGCAGGGGACAAGACCATGGACAAGGTGTTCACGACGTCCATTGGCCAATCCTACAGCGAGCACAACTCTCGGCTGACCATTACGCAAGTCTTCCCGTCGTCACTGGGTCGCCTGTCGGACAGCATCAACACGACGCTGGGAGTCGGCCAAATGCCCGTCACCGAGGGCTTCTCAGGTGGTCGCAGTGGAAAGCGCGTGAAGAGCGCAGGCGACAAGGTGCAAGACGTTCTCGGCGTCTTGGCCAACAGCAACAACTTCAGCACCATCAACGGCTTCAACAATGTGGCCCAAGCGCTCAATGTCGGACTGGACTTTGTCCAGTCTCAGGTATATGCTTCACAAGGCCCGAGTGACTACATCAGTGGTATTCAGATTCCCTACAACACGTCAATCACCAAAGGCGAAAACGCGCTTGACGCGGAAGTGGCTCAGCGCAATTTCTTCTTGACGACAGAGGGCGGCACCTCTGGCAAGTTGTCCAGCGTCAACGACATTCACGCCTCTCGTGCTTTTGCACCGGGCTTCCAAGGCCACCTGAAAAATGGCATCAGCGGGCTGGTTGCTGGCTTCAGCGTCAACCGAGATGCCGAGATGAAGGCCTACGAATTTTCGCTTGTCTTCATGCCTGCCGACATTATTCTCTGAGGTGAAACCATGGCCATCCCAATCCGACTTCTCGCTGGTACAAACGGCGAAATTCAAGTGGATTTGAACGCACAGAGCATTGACATCGGAGTTGACCGAAACATCAGCGCTTTTCCGACACCCAACAACGTCTTGAAGCGGTTTGCTTCTGACACGAACATCCCTCGCATCACCGTCGAGATTGACGGCATTCTTGACGACGACGCAAGTATCGACACGCCCACTGGCGTACAGCGCACCCTTCCGTCACGCATGCTCTTCAACTTCGGCAGCATGTTGCCGACAGAGCCGTTTTCTCCCTTTAGACCCGCTCGCAGGCCATACACAATGCGCTCAGGTACGAGCAGCCTTAGGCTGGTATCTGAAGAGGTCCTCTATCCAAAATTGACGGCAGTGTTGAGTCGAGCAAAAGGTTCTACTGCAACTCTAAGCAATTTGACGACCAACCCGTCTCATCAACTGTTCAATCACCACGGTCAATTCTCTGCCAGACTCAAATTTCCGGGCAGCCATTCCGCAAGTGCAACTGGTGCGCTGACGGTCGCATCAACCCTCAGTCTCCAAGGCTCTGTTCTGAGTATCGCTACTGACCCAGATAAGTTGGGTGCTTCCGCGATTCTGAGTATCGGTGACCGCATCGTCAAATCTGACGGGACGTTTCTTGGCCTTGTTTCGACGTTGACGTCGACAACCATCACGTTCGCTTCCGCTTTGCCAAATGCAATCTCCGCCAACGACGAAGTCTTCATCAGTCCGAAGTGCTTCAATAGTCGTTCAGAGTTTCTCGGCTACCTAAGCACAATTTCTCTGAATGCTGCAAATCGGACCTATGATGTGGTGCTCACGGAACCCATTTTGGAGAATGTACTGGTAGGCGATTCAATTACCATCAATCAAAGTGAGAACGACATCGTTAGTCGTCTTCATCAGCGAAAATTGAAAATTGTCCCGAACTACTGGTTGGAGGACCCGGCACGTAACCCAAAAGGCTCTCTGGCAAACACCGACGTTGATTTCCCGTCTGGTCGAAACATTGGTGTACGACTGCAGTTCAATGCGAACAAAACCTCGCCAATTTTAGGAGGCTCCGACCAACCAAGTATTCTTCACACTGCGACTGGCGTGAGTCGGGGCACGAGTTTTGCTGCCCGAGATGCCGCGCATTTCGACGCAGTGATAGACGTTCCAATTGGTGGTCTGGCAGATACCACTGGCCTTAACCCGGCGGTGATTATGGCACAAATTGTCCAAGACGCTTTGACCAACGCGGCTGTTACGTCAGCCAACATCAGCAACGTCAAATTGGCACCGGGCAACGACAAAACACTGACTGACGTATTCACGGTTACGCGACAAGGTTCGCTTGTTCTCGTAGAACAGCGCTATCAGCCAAACACCCCGGTTGAACACCCGCCGGTCATGGACCGCTCGTTGGAAGAGGACTTTTCGCCTGAAGTGTTCATGTCCTCCACACAGTTTGACTCGGCCGCAAAGAAGTCCGCGGGAGACAAGGTACAGGACCTGATAGGGCTCGTTTCTAACGCAGGTCGCCACTCCGACCTTTTCCGAGGCGTACAGATTCCATACGACAGCCTCATCACCAGTTCTGGTGTGACGGGAGTTGCTCGAAACTTCTTCCTGACGTTTGGGAATGTCCCCGCATCAGAGAAAGGGTCACTTGCCAATGAGCGGTCGGCCTCGCTTCCCATGCAAGGTCTGCTTCTGGATGACGTCGTTGGGGGCAACAAGGCTGACGAGGGGAGCAGAGAGGGTGGCTTGTTGAGCCGCTTCGCAGACAAGATGGGAGATTTCGGAGACGACCTCCAGTCATTGACGGGCTTCCTTGTCGATAACGTGCAGTCGCTGTGGGTCACGATTGACCGCAGCATTTCACGGGGCAACGATGGCGGCATTCGGATTATCCCAGAGAAGGTTCATGTGCGATATGATGCTGGCAAGAACTACTACACGTTCCACATGGTGCTTGTCGCCACGGACTTCGTGCTGGGGGTGTAACGATGACGCTGACCATAGACCCCGGTTTCGGCTTGCGCTTCAACGGCGTAAGCGACAGCGTTCTGGTTCCGGTGAACCAGAACTTTGTTCATGGTCTTCAGCAAGAAGAGCGTAAGTCTCTGCCGAATGCACTGTCGGCGTTCACCCTTGAGACGTGGTTCATTCCTGACTCAGGAGGCACCATCTTTGAGCAAGAGAACGTTATGCGACTCACAGTCGGCAGTCCCAGCAGTCCGGCTCCAGCAACGTTTGAGATTCGTCTGCGCAACCAAGCCAGTGGACGAGATGCAGTTTTCTCACTGTCCACGGCCAAGCCGGTCACGAAGGCCAACGGTCGGCTCGCATACTGGGACGGGGTGCTGTTCCCGCATAGTGATGAGGTCAACGACGCTTACCTCGCCACCGACGTTGAGCGGGACGACGTGACGGCGTTCAACGAAGGGCACAGAGAGTTGCTCAACGTGACTGCAATGTTTGACGGGCGCATTCTCAGCCTGCTCATCAATGGCGATTTGGCGGTGTCGAAGACGCTTGATGAAGTGCATGAACTGGTGCCACAGCAGAACAGCATGTACCTCGGAGGTCGCGGCGGTGATTTCCGTGGGACATTGGAAGCCATTCACTGGTCCAGTGGAGCGATGCCCTCCGGCCATCAGCAGTATGCCCCAGTCAAGAGCGACAACACGCTTGGCCTGTGGCGGTTTGAAGAGCCCGTTAGCCCGATTACGACCATCACCACCTCGCCGTCAATCTCGGCATCAACGAGCGCTACTTCGAGCATCAACATTGGAGCGACGGCTGCGCAGACACTGGTCGATGAACTGAGCGGTCAGAGCGGGCTGACGTCTCTGGACTTCACAGCCAGCCCTTACAGTGGTGGCTCGTACAAAGTCACTGTCTACTCCGCCTCCTCTTCTTCGGATGTTTCAATCCCAAAGGTGCCGTACAACATCTTGGTCAACCCATTGGCTTACAGCCAGACGACAGGAAAGCCCACGAACAAGGCACCTGAGCGTTTGCGCCTGATGGCGATTGACGCCAGTGCGGGAACTATCACCGTCGAGTCCATCCACCTCGACTTTGCATCCAACGCCAGCACTGGTCGTCGCGGAGCGCTCATGGCTCACGACGCAGGTCGCTTCGTCATCATCACTGGCGACTGCATTGTCGACACAGGTGAGGGCAACGAGTTCCAGCCCTACGGCAGCGGCACGCAGTTTTCTCAGCGACAGAGCCAAGTCATCATTGACGAGAGTGACTTCGAGCACAGCGGCATCATGTTCTCTCAGAGCATGGCCATTGATGACCATGAGTACAACAAGTTCTCGGCCAGCACGACCAACATGGGCTCCAAGTTTGTCACCGGGCATAGCGGAAGGCACACGCTCAACCATGTGGTCAGTCACCCGTTCATGGGTACTCTCCCACCAACAAGCGCTCACGAAGTCGAGAAGAAACTGGACATTGGTAGCGATGTGATTTCTGCAGCCTTCCCCAGCCAATTCTCCGATATTCGCTCAACAGTCCCGAGCAATAGCGTCGTTACTTCCTACGATACACACGGGCCGATGACTGTTCAGTTTTCTGCTGCAGCAGGCTTGGTCAACACTGTCGTCGAAAACGGTATGTCCGACATCGCTGACTCAAAGCGTAGCATTCTCGCCATTGGTGGGCCAAAGTTCGACCCAACGCCGTTCATGCTCAAGGCAGTCTCTGGCAACCAAGAAGCCGGCGACACGAAGTTCATGGTCCCCTCGTCCGAGGCTCGTATCGCCACGCTCTCTGTTCCCCGACTGCGGTCGTACAGTTACGCCCCCTTCGTGCAGGTTCACTACGATGCTATCGACTTCGAGGGCTCCCAGTTCACTGTAGGGGCTACGAGTCGATTGACTGCGGGTATCAGTGGGGCGAACAAGGTACTGACGCTTCAGAGCGCCAAGTCGTTTGGGTATGACGGACAGACCATCTTAGCATCAGACATCAGCATTGGTGGCGTCACCGCCTCTACGACCGCCGGCGTCACAGCAATCATCAATCATTCAGCGAAGACGCTCACGCTTTCAGCCGCGGCGCAGTCCAGTTTCGTCACGTTGGCTGTGACCGGCGCCATCGTGCAAAAGACTGACAACTCGCCAAAGTTGATGGTGACAAAAACACTACCTGACGTTGCTACAGAGTTGGCAAGTGGCTACTCAATTCTTGACCTCATCCGAGATTCCATGGCCATTGAAGACTTGGAACTCGTCGCGCCCGGCGGCATCATTGAGTTTGAAACTCCAGAGATGTTCGTGTTTGAAGACGGCGAACTGGAGGGCGAGCACGCGGAAGGCACTGTTGCAGAAAGCGTACTGGACCGCTCGCTCTGCCCAGAGAACTACCTACCTTTGACGTCCAGTGACCCCGTGCAGACCACGCCGCAGGCCATCGCTGTGGCGAACGCCGACCTGCAATCGCGCGGCTCTATCTTCCACCGGTTACTCGTTCGAGCAGATGAGACCGACAGCGTTGGCTTTGAGGACACGGGCGGCTTCAGCGTCAGGAAAGCGACCAACGGTGCTCGCCCCCGCACGGGTGTACGCATTAACAACGGCTCAGGCTACTCTTCTTCGACTTCCTCTGCCATGACTGTTGATGGTGTAGATGCGACCACAGTCATTGCCGTCAACGACATTCTGTACAAGTCAAACGGCAAGAACTTGGGCAAAGTCACCGCCGTCACGTCCACCTCTGTGACGATTGGCGGTGGCACCAGCGACGCTCTGGTCGACAACGACGAACTGTTCACCCAACCGCAGATGGTTGGACGTGGCACAGTCAACCAGAGTTCTTGCGTGCACGAGTTCTTCGACATCATCGAGCACACAACGAGGGGTAAGAAGACCCGCCTGATTGTCCAGCCCAGCGACCGAGCGCGCCTCAACATGCTGAGTAAAATGCTCACGGGTACGGACAGCAGTAGCACGGTGACCATTGAAAGTCTCGTGGCACGTGGACGAGTCGTCTCTTTCTCTGACGATGCTGATGGTCAGACCGTTATGCGTGCGCATGGCGTCATCGGTGACCTCGCATCATCCAGCGTGAACGTCAAGGGTTCAGCGGCACCCGACTCACACATCGTGAAGGAAATCATGCCGGGAGCACCGGTCGTCACCATGATGCTTGGAGGTGGCGGGCAAGGCGCGGTCAACACCAAGGAGACGTGGGACCCCAGCCCTCTGGGCCGCCTCGCTTGGAACACGCGACGCGACTGCCAAGCCGTGGTCAGTTCGACGAGCAGTACGACTGTCGTGGTGCTCCCTCTCAACAACAAGGCGGATGACCTGCAATCATGGGGAACCTACTGCTTCCCGAAGGTTGGTCGGATTTACCTACAGTTGGCGACAAACCAAGGTGAAGGTATTGAGTTTGCCAGTGCTGAATACACCAGCAAGACTGGGACGACATTCACGTTTGCTTCCAGCACCGGACACCTCGGAACGGGGAAATTCGTCCTTGCGGACGGGTCCGAAGCCGACTCTCTGGCAGCGTGGATTACGGCGACATCAATTACCGCAGGAAGCGTCATTCACCTCGACGACAAGTTCAGCGAGGAAACCATGTGCAATGATGGGACGACCATCAATGACCGATTGTTCCAGACTCTCGACACAGTCCAACACGACTACCAGTTGGGCACGCAATACGCAAGCACACGCGCACTGGTAGAGATTCCGCTCTTTGAGGACTTCTTCTTCGATAACCCAGAGAGGGGTGTCTTCCCCGGACCCAACAACAGCATGAAGTTGCACGTTGATGCGACGCATACGGCTCATTCTTGGAATCCCAGCCCGGTCGGTCGTCGACCAGAGTCGGTCGCTCCCCGTGACCCTGAATTGTTTGGCCCGTTCTCCTACACGGTGCAAAACCAGAGTCATCGTAGCGGGACCAAGGTCACACGCCCATACGACTCAGGTAACGCTCGCGTGTATGTCGAAGATGCTAACCTGTTTCCGATTCCTTCTGCACCGCCGGTCGAGGTTGCCGAACTGGGTGGCAGTGCCCGCTACCGACGCGCTTTCCTCGCCAGCGGCGAGTGGGTCACCTACAGCGCTCGGGACACCACCGACCACTACTTGACGGTCGTCGACAGCGGTGATGACCACGGGTTCAGCGAGCACTTCTTGCGCGACATCAAGGTAGGCGCACACATCTTCCCGTCTCCCGGCTACCAAGACATGTCCTACTCAGGCATCGCGGACAATCCAAGTCTCATCAGTGCTGGATATGAGAGCCGCCGCTCGTTTTACTTCGACCGCGCCAACGTGATGACGCAGGGCGGTAACGTCGACTACGGCCTGCGACAGTACGTCAGCGCCATTGAACTTCGTGCCGGACCGACATCCAATCCGCACCTACCCCGCATTGCCAACAAGAGGCCGCGTGCTAAGGCTGTGTCTGTGACCGGTAGCCCTGCAACTTCAATCACACTTGATGATGCGTCACTATTCCCTATCGCAAGCCACGACTCCAACTATAAATTCCGAGTCGGTTGGAAAGACGCTGCTGGGACGACGTATCGTGGTTTCTACGACAACCGTGTAGGCAACGTGCTAACCATCGTCAGTCCAGACTCAGGCTTTACGCCTGCTGTGGGTGACGAAATCTTCGTCGAAGACTTGCACGATACTACAGGGGGCCAATTCCCCCAGACACTGGAGACCTTCCTCAACCGTGCATGGGCTCACCCCTTCTGCGGTGGTGGGCTGCGACAGGGTGACACTGTCTGGATGAACATGCACTACACCAACCCTCACGCCATTGAGGGGTTGTTCTGCAAAAGCCGCGGCACACTCAACGAAGCAGAGGTCTGGTCTGGATTCAACGGTGGTGTCTCTGGTCCCAACGTCAGCCCCCGCGACAGCATTCCAATGGAGAACTTCTTGATTGGAAACACGTGTACTGAGACGGCTCAGAACCTCGTGCAGCACATCAACAAGACCATTCAATTGAACTACGAAGCGCTGAAGACTTCGACCACTGCACCCGTCGTGGCTTACATTGACCCATACCAATGCACCGAAGACTTTGCCCGCATCCTCCTTTACGACGTCGCGCATGACCGCGAGTTCATCGCATTCCAAGACCTACACATGCAGGTCCAGACAAGCGCCGCTGCCTCGTCCATCGGCAACGAAACCTCGTTCAGGACACCTATTCACAGCGCTGCAACGTCCGGCTCTGGGCTGGACGTAGCCGCAGGCTTCCCTTCACAGAATAAGCGCATCATTTCAACTCACAAGTCGGACTTCGTCGAATCAGCCTATGCCCACAACAGCGACTGGAACGAGAGCGTAGCCGACGGACTGTCTACTCACTACGTCGGCGGCGCTGATGATTTGGCTACCGACGGCTTCTCTGACCGAACAAACAGCGCTACGGTCAAAACGGCTGCAGATGACGCATTGGTGAAGCATCAGAAGATTGATGCGGACACACGAGAACGGTCTACGTTCTTTGATACGCCTGACGGGACGCGCATCATCCCTGCATTCCTTGGCATGAAGGGGATTCGCGCAGGCACGCTTGACCTAACCAGTCACGATGAAGCACGGCTGAAATACCTCGACCACTGGACGAAAATGGATTTCGTTCGTCGCTTGACGGTCGACTTGGGCGAAGTTGCCTTGCGAGACGGTGTGACCAGCATTGAATCTGCTGCACTGGAAGTCGTTCGCCTCATCAACCAAGCGGGAGCAAAGAACGGCAAAACGCATGCTCGGCGACCGAACGACCAGTTTCTCGGAGAAAGCAGCAAATTCGACCTTGCCAGCCCCGGACCAAAGAGCAGTGCCTTTGGCACCAACATCGACCCGGCGGCTACCCACCTGCACGCAGACTTTGCCGCAACAGCCTCGACTCACGACCCTGCGCCGTTCTGGGACCCCTCCAAGGCATTCTCCAGTCATGACCGTGGTACGCACATGGGCTACGTGCGCGCACACCTCGGCCGAGTTGTTCTCGATTCTGACGGGCGACCCGGCTTCTCAATCGTCATTCACTCGACGGTTCCCGGTGCAGCGGGTCGCAATTTCTGCACGTGGCTGGACAGCAGCAAAGCCCAGAGCCCGTATCGACCGCAGTTCCTTATCGGACATGGCGGTCGCTTCCGCAACTACTGGTGCCAACCTGACGAGGTTACGGGTGAAAACATGCACCCCGCACCGATGCCTATCAACCGATTTGGGCGACCCTTTGCACCCATCACGACGCTCAAAGAGCACCTGCCGCCGGAGAGTCCGAGTGACGCTTTGCTCAACAACCTCGATTTCGGACCTGACCGTGTTGACAGCACCACGACTCTGACTGACGCTTCGCGCGAAGGCGGGAGTGGTCGCAACGCTAACACGGCTCTCAACGAATCGTTTGAGACAAAGAGTCCTGCGTCGGTGCTGGTCGACGGTCTGCGAGTGGGCACCCAAGCACGGGCTCGCATCAACTTTGGTGGCTTGACGCAGGCTGGTATTCCCGGCTGGGCACCTGACGTAGGCAAGTGGGGCTTCGGCAACGACGGCACCGAGTCGAATCTACAGTCGCGTTATGGTACAGCGTCCAACGTTGCTGACGCCATGACGGTGACCACCGAGGGTAGCGCTGACGGCTACATTCCTCAAGCAGACCTCAAGGCTGAGAATATCGGCAAGTCACCGCTCTACGGCTTGCGCTTCGTCGACCACCGTGGCGACAACCACACCATCCGCTTTGTCTACCGGCAGAACGAGCAGAAGTTCGCCAGCGACAACACATACCTGCCACCCACCCTCGACGAAGAAATTCTCATCCATTTCGATGACCGGGACGTGTCGCAAGGTGGCTTCACCGTCGGCGCACACATGGTGGGCACAGGCGAAGTGTGCGGTGAAAAGACAGGCGGCACCGCCAAGAAGTTCAAGGGTAACCTTTGGAACAACTATCCTTCGCCAATCGTCGGTGCGAAAGCGACGACGTCGTTGTCCTCTGGGACCATGACCATCACGCTTGGGGCATCCTACGACACCAGCGCCCCCGCTGTTCTCCAAACTCACCCCGACCTCCTCGGCTACCTCGGATTCCCTGAGAGCGGTATGTTCCAGTTGTCCAAGGCCTCCAGTGGGGCGCAAGGACTCACGTTCTACTACACCAGTCGAACGCACAATGGTTACGCTGGACCGCACAAGTTCTTCGGCGTCATTGGCGGCTCGTCCAGTCACAGCAACGGCGACTGGTATCTGAGTCCACGCATCAACTTCACCTGCCTCCTGACTGACGAGGTCATGGCCGCAGCAGTCGAGCACGCTATCAGCGGTACGACTGAGACGTTCGACTGTCGGGACATGTTCGCACCAGATGGTCGCACACTGGGCGAGTGGGGCGTCAGCGCAGACGCCATCCACGTCGTTGCCCGGAACACCGATAGGGTACGACTCGGACGCTTGTTCGACGTGCGGCGGACCAAGGACTTCGGTCTGATGGACGGGGCTTCGACTGACGCTGTCGTGTCGACCAAGCACACTGGTGGACTGAGCAACGCTGAGGTTGATGCGGGAACGCGACTCGATGTTGGCTACATCCCTGAGACCGTTCTCCACATCACGACGAAGTATCGTGGCTCGAATGCAAACACGGCAACGCCTGTGCTCGTCGACAGTCAGAACAACGTCGTGGACGTCACGACATGGCAGCGTAACTTGCGAGGCGAGAACTTCATTGACGTGCCCGGTGACCTCGTCATTCCACGCGTTGATTCACCCATCATCGAGGTCCATACCTTCAACGGCGGAGCCGGAGGCGCACTTTCCACTATCGAGGTCGCATCGAACGAATCACTCGCACTTTTGGGCAAACTTGCCTCTGACGATGCGGACACGTGGGGAGAGCCGCTCATCGTGTGGTACAGCACTACCGAATACGCCGAAGTGCGCAGCAAGCCCGGCACCAGTAGCGTCATTCAATTGGACGTAGTGACTCACTCAGCCAACTTTGCAGTGGTGGCCGGAGACACGTTGTTCAAGGGCACGACGCGCGCGTCGGACGCTGTCCGTACAGATGGTGTACGCCGAGCCGGTAGCAAGAACGCGAGCCCCTTCCTGTATTTCCGTGGCGGGCGCGACAGCCCCGACCACTGGGTGCCGCTCTACTTCGGTGGAGGCTTCTCTGGTGCAGTGGTCGACATCAACGACGGCACGCAGAACGACTACGCTGACTTCTACACTCATCCCTACGCCTCTGGTCCGACGGGCTCGGCGGGCTTCCAGAACATCGGCGAGATGGCTGGCTCTCACGCACTCATCGACACGAATGCAATGCTCGCCATGTTTCCCGGTACGCCATACCTTGACCAACACCGCGGTCAGAATCACCCGCCGTTCTTCAACCAAGATGCACTGTTGTCCTACGACATGGCCAAGGGTGCCAACGCCAAGGCCACAGGACTGACCTACACCGACGGCAGCCGTAGCGTTGCCATCAACGTCCCGACGCCACTCATCCTTCGCTTTGCACATCCTCACGCACGCTACAGTGCGACAGGCGACTCTGACGACCAAACCATCTACATGATTTTCGGACCGGGGCAGGCGTTCCCTCACAACACGGCTGCACACGAACCGCAGGGCGCGAACATCGTTACGACTGGTAACGGCTACAGTGCAGTGCCCATCTACATTGGTGGTAACACGGCCAAGGACTCCTTCCTCCCTAATCAATTAGCCAACGGTGACGCAACGGAGCACTCAGGTCTGAACAGAACCAGTAGCGCCGCTGCCCACCTACCGATGACGACTTTCTTCCAGCAGAACAACACGCGGGGCTTCAACTACCCGATGAACTGGCAACCCGCCAAAGGCTTCCCTAACACAAACGCAACGGGAAGCAAAACGTATTCTCAAGCACTTGCGAAGGCGTTTTACTTTGAAGGCTCGGTCGCTACGACCAGCAACCTACCCAAACACTACCACCCGTTCAACTTCGTGTTCTCAGACCTTGCTGGCGCTTCAATCGGGAGCGCCACTCACACAACCACTCGCAAGTCTTCAGTCATCTGGCACATGGACGGCGGCTATCACCCCGGAGGCCACTTCCTTGATGACCACGTGTCCAAGAACCCAAAGAACCCTGTAGCCAGTGCTCGCATTTCCACTGGAAGCGGAAACAAGCACAACGGTACTTCGTTCCGCCCAGCCGGTCTACTGGCTAAGGCATACCGTTCCTTTTACGCATCCGCGGGGTCTGAGGGTGACCAAGTCGTTGATGAGAACGTCGTCATCGTTGACGCGACGCGTTGCCAAAATGCAGAGGAACTGGGCGCAGTGCTCAGCGGAGCCATCAACACGTTCCCCGGCAACGACCCGCTGAAAGCCATTGGTGGCACGTTCATGCCGAGCATGCAGAACGCACACAACCAAGACCGCTACGGCTGGGTCGAGTTGCCGGTCGTCTCATACGCCGCAGAAAGCGGTTCTACACCTGCTTCATTGGTCGTCACCAGTACGGCTACTACCTATCCCGAGTATGGTTGGCTACGTGTTTCCGATGGCACGTCTGCGGGCTCAACCCCTTACATCTCACATAGCGTCGGCTCGCCCAACACCACATTTACACTCGCTGTTTCTCCGGGCACGACTGCCACAAACATCGTCGATTCTGGACTCAATGCAATTGCACCCGGAGGCGATTTCAAGGCGTACATTTGGACTAAGGCTGGAACGCATCGTCACAACAACACAGGCACTGCTTCGCGTGACCACATGACTCAGGTGCACTTTTCTGGTTATCATGACGCAGTAGACCGCACCAAGCCTGTCGGTGCTGTCGGCTGGCACGGGGAAGCGTATTCCTACCTCAACTCATATGAGGCTGAAACCAGCGTTGGCGCTGATGTTCACTTCGCAGGATTAGGTGCGTGGCACCCACTTTTGGGTTTCAGTCCATACGGCGCTGCAGAGACTTGTCTTACTGGAGGTGCGCCTACGGGGGCTACAGAGAACCCAGCGGCTACCTTTGTCCAAGACTACTGCGTCACTGGTCTGTCTACTCGCCATCTCATCGCTGTGGCTCACGAAGCCGAGTTGCCGATTATTGCCAAGGCCGACCGTGATGGAATCTCTTGCTCAGGTGACTGGCTGTACATGGTGCAGAGCACGAACATTGCGCATGCAGGAACGACCGCATGGAGTACGAGTAAAGTGCACAACCGAAGTCGCTACGTTGGTCCTGCTACGGCCGGACCCCACGTTGAAGCACAGATTCACAGTTCGCTTTCAGTGCCGAACGAGGATAGCGACTATCCCGCCGTCGGGTCTGCGCCGAGTGACGCGCAGTGGCATCGCACTATCCAGAGTGGAGACATGGTGAGAGCCAACGCCTGTCGCTACCCAACAGGTGACTTGTTCTGGGATGAGAGCGTCGTGATTCAGTCAGGTGCGCACGAGTCCGCAAGCACGCTCGGCGTAGAGTGCATCGGCGTCAGCAGCCATGACCACTACCTCGACATCGCTGCCAGTGCGACCAGTATGCCGCACAACGGACTGTTCGGCTACTTCAGCAGCCGACACGCAGCGCGAAACTTCCTACCTGAGCACGTCGTTTGGAAGCGTATGGATGGCGGTAGCCTGACGATGCCAGCCGTCAACGCGCGTGGTCTCGGAATGATTCCGTGGGTCCAGCGAAAGGACAGCGGTGCCACTGATTTCAAGACGGTGGGCGAAAAGGTACTGGGGAACGTGCGCTTCTCTTTCGAGACGACCAACGCTGCCATGTTCCCCATCATCCAAGCACAGGAGTTGAGTCACCCGCAATTGGCCGAGCAGCATCCGCTCGAAGTGCGAAACGCGCTTCTTATCCCCAACGAAGACCAGCAGTTCAAGAGTATGCTCGTCACTGACGATACAGGGCAAGAGCACTACTTGGACGGCGGCTCGCCCCTTGGCACCGTCATTCTCGACTTCCGACATATCAGTGACCGCGAAATCGAAGGCCTCGCTCCTGCACTTGCAGGTGCAGGCGTCAACCCAAACCTCCGTATTCGCTTGCCCGAGCCTGACGAGATTCCGGGGAACATCGTTATCCGTAGCGGATTTGACCGTATTCAGGCATATCAAACTGAAACGATTGGCTCAGGTGGGTTGCAGCACCCTGCTCAGAACATCGCTCAGATTCGTCAGATGTTCAACAACGAATACAGCGGCCCCCGACTATGGCCTACATGGGAGAATAATGGCTGGGAGCACCTGAGTCAGGACGCAGTGGATATCTCGACTACTAAGAGCGACTCCCGCCTCAAGTTCCCCGCGTCTACCAGCGAAGGCTGGACAGACCACACGGGCAACGCGCCGTTGGAATCGGCTTACGAGCCTCATGACCGTAGCCTGTTCTTCCACGTCACACGCATGGGTGTGAGCATGACGCATCGCTTTGACCTCGACGAACTCAACTATTCGAGTTACAGCGGCACAGAAATCAACGTCGCCACCACACCTGAAGCAGCGGTCTGGACTGACTCCACTGAGCAGAGTGGCGGCCGTTACTTCTTGCGTGTGTATGACCCAGCAACGGACAAAGGCGTGCTCGCCTCCTACACAGGCGTGTCCACGAACAAGTTCACTGGCGTGGTCTATAGCCCAGACTTCGCATCCTTTGTCTTGGGTAAGACAGGTCTGAAGGTCGTCCCGTCTTACTACATGCCTGCTGGCAGCACGCGCATGTTCGCAGCCCGCCGCTTGCGTGACCACAGCGAATACAGTGGTGCCAGCCCCGACATGGTCAAACTCGATTGGTTCGACATCTACAGTGACCTGCCCAGTAGCACGGGAGCAATGGCCAACCCGTCTGCCCCTTACACGCGGATGACGGCTCCGAAAATGACGCCCATGCCTATTCCTCGCATGGGTCATCACTACGTCACGCCGACCATGGCGATGATGCCCGGTCACTACGCGCACCCTGCATACCAGCGCCTTTACAGCCTGAACAGGGCTTGTGCCAGTTCTAACCATGCACCGTATGAAGATTCGCTGATTGGGAACAGAGAGGGTACACGTACCAGCGTGACGTCGACGGTGCTGACGCACGGAAATGGGCGCGACCCACTTGTCTGGTTCTCAACGCCAACGGCTCCGTTCGGGCCAAGCGACATCCACGGCGGAGCGTTCACACTCCTGACCGAAACCAAACTGAAGTACGAAGGCTACGGCGTCGCAGCCAGTGCAGGTGCGAATGCGGGTGACGTGAACGCAGAGGGCGGACATACGCTTGTCTTGGAGGCGGCTAACACCTACACGATGAACAATCACTTCCCCGACCCGCTGGAAGTCGGGGCCTACCAAATCATCATTCAGCCGAACGTGTTCAAGCAGCAGTTGCAGGGCTTCCATCAAAACCACGCGACTGAGAACAAGGCACCCAGTGAAGCGGGCACCAAGGTCACCGAGTTGACTGGGCAGCAAGTCAACACCGTCATCGCCATCGAAAAGGACATGTCCACTCGCGGGGCCTATGCACTGATTCTTGCCGAGGCAATGATGGCTGACGTGCGCGGATGCGAGGTGATTCTCAACGAAGTCATCCTCGACATTGAGCCGGACGCGAGCAGTCAGTTCACGAACTTGCCTCCACTGGCGTTGTATAACCCACTGGGCGTGCAAGAGAGCAGCAGCCCATCCTTCACCCGCAGAAGCCTACCTTATCGACCGGGCATGTTCCAAAGTGCGACGCCGGGCCGAACGCTGACCATCCCGTGGTGGGGCATTCTGCACAAGGACGGAGCCGATGCAACTGGTGCGGCTAAGTTCCGGCATTTGGAGTGGCACAGGCCAGACAACTACTACGAGTTCTGTCGAGTAGGCTATGGCGCCGTTGGTGCTCAGATGACACTGGCAGGCTACCCGACGTCTTTCTTGGACCTCTATGAGCCGCACAAGCGCCTGCGTAGCCTCAACCCGAACTGTATCGTCATCAGCGACAACGGCTCGTCCACCATCACAGTCGACGACAACGCAATGTTCCCCGTCAAGCCCTACTTCGGCGAGGTGCTGGAATACACGAAGAACGGTGTGCGGTACACGGCCACCTACACCAATCGCACAGGTACGTTGGCTCACGCCACGCTGGGCGAGAGCGACACGTTCTCTGGCGTATCTGGCAACGCTGCGTTCTGGGCCAACATCGGTGCGAATACGATTCTCCGCCTCAGCCGGCCCTACGACAATGGGTCGTCTGATGACCTGTTCACACGCTCAGAAGTCAGCATCATGACACGCAATCTGCCACAATACGCCAACGGCAGTCGAGACACCAACTCACTGCATGCGCCTGACGCGTTCCTGTGCATGTGGCACCCCAACCTTGGCCGACCGTTCACATGGTACAGTGACAACGCCAGCCGTGCATTCTACACCAACGCTGGGACTGCAGATACACCGGTCGACCAGAAGCCGCTCAACCACGTGCCAGAGCACTTCGAGACTATCCACTACCACGATTTCAACTACGTCGCCAGCAAAGGGCCGTTCGGTCTGGCGATGAAGTGGGTGGTGCCACCTCACGACCACGACAACAACGCAGGTACAGCGCTGAGCCACGACGGCACGCTGACTTCTGCTACGGACATTGACGCCAAGGTTGACGGCGGAGGCACGCTGAATCACCAAGGTGGTACAGTAGGTTCCAACAAATACAACTTCTCGGGCTTTTGGCCCGGCGGTAGCCACGGTGGCGGTGCAGCGAGCCGGATGGAATCCTATGGTCACGCGTTGATTGGATGGGGCAGCGACACCTTTGGCATGGACTGCGAGACGTATCAGGATTCGACGGGCATTGCCACACTCTCACTGCCCAATGACCGCAACCGCTGCTTCGGTTACCGGATGGCAGTGCGCCAACTGTTCAACCGACCTCGTTGGTCACCGTATGTGCGCGGCTGGCTTGAGGTAGCGAACAGCAACGCGATGCTCGGCTACTACCATGGACCACTTATCCAACAGGATTCCAAGACAAATGGATGGGACTACGTTGGCTCGGATTCTGGACAAAGTGACCAAGACTTCGACGCGCTCTACGTTGGCATCCTTGAGCGCATCACGCAGGTCTCCAGCCTCCTCGGTCAAGACCAGATTGGGCGACAGGTGCGCTACAGCGATGGTCGTCGCATGACTGGGCCGTTCGGATGCCCAGTCCGTACCATGCGCAACGCATCCACGACCACGCGCCTATTCCCCAACGATGAGGCAGGGCAAGGCACTGAAGACTTGGCTCGCGCTCACCGCCACTACATGGTCGACTGGTGGGGCAACACGCGTGGCGAAGAAGTCAGGCGTTTCCCTGTGCGTGGATTCGGGTTGCGGCCATCGTGGGACCCTGAAGACGCATACGCAGACACCAACGTCACGCACCGCCCTGCGGCTAACGGCCTATTCGGTGGCGACGGAAACGACCGCTACAGCGGCAACGACAACAGCGGCAACAACGCGGCCACCAACATGGGCACGGCTGACTGGTTCAACCCTGCCAGTGCGCTGCGTGTGGGCGACCGTGGAGACGGTCGAGGCGTCCGCTGGCCCACAGTGTTCAACGAAAGCCTACTGATGGCTGTGAGTGAGCCGCACGACGCAACTGGACTGGTCCTCAGCCATAGTACAGCCGAGCCTGCGTTTGGCCAAGGACTCGTGCGACCAAGCAACGTGGCGTTGCAGGCTGGCGAGATTGAGCGCGGTATCAGTGACCGAGTGGACCTCAACAGCGACGACGGCTTGCTCAAGCCCTCCGCACACGTAGGTGAGGGCGTCGAGTCGGTCAACGCCGACACGCGCGGTGCAGAGCCAGTCAGTCGCAACGACGTGCGCTTGGGCCTTGACGTGGACACCATTGCTGAACTCAACGATGGCGTGAGCCGAGAGTACGTCGTCATGTCCACAGAGGCATCCAGCCTGCACACGGACCGCGCAGTGGGGCAGCGGACAAACATCCGCGGTGCCTACGACGTGGGTAGTCGCACCCTCAAGGACCTCGACATGACTGCTCTCAACTGGTCAGACAAGCCTGTGTCTGGCGTAGTCAAGCACTCTGATGCCCACGCCATGTGGCCACTTGGCGGCACCTACGTCATGGAATGGAGCAAGCACGCGGGCGTCCTTGACGTCAAGGGATGGGGTAAGTCTGGCGCCTCGACCTCATCCAACCCGTATCAGGACAGCAACCACGACCCCGTCAAGGAGAACGTGAACTATACGGACGGCACCATCGAGTTCCTGTATCGACCGGCGCATACGCTTGACGCCAAGCACAGTCAACTGTTCCGAGCCTTCCTCAACACAGGTGGTCGACAGACTGGCTCAAACTTCTACCGCGCCACGGCTGGCGGCAAGTACGGGCTGTTCACCAGCGACGCACCCAGTGCTCGTACTGGCACTCCGAGCAGCCCTCCTTACGCCCCCGTGTACGACGTGGACCCCTCTTCCCCGACCACCGCCGACAGCAATGGTCCGAAGATTCAGGGCGTCGACGTCGCTGGCTTCGACAAGACCGACGTCCGTTCCCCAGTCGCTCGCATGGTGATGTCCGAGAACACGTTGGAGCATTTCCGCGCCGACGCGAGTCGTCGCTCTACCGATGACGATGAGGGCGACTTCAGCGTGCAACCGCGCCACAGTCAAACCCTGCACCCCAAGGGTAGCAAAGGCGACACTTCCTTCAACACCGGAGACCACAGCGGAGAGTGAGATATCATGGCGCTTGGCAAGAACACCGTGACTGGGCGCGCTGATGCAGCCCAGAACACTGTGATGAAACGTGTTCGCAAGCCACGCTTCGTCGACAACGCTGTCCGTCATGGTGAATACACGCGCAAGCAGTCAGGCTTCGTTGTTGAGAAGCCGACTGCGACGGACTTCGTTCCAACGTCTGAACGCAAGTATCGCCTCATCGAAGAGGAAGACACCATTCGTTTGCTTCACAATCCAACAGAGAGTGCGCGCTATGAAGGTGCGTTGTTCTACGACGTGGACAAGGTTACCACCTCTACGCAGTTACCTGCACTGGTTGTCGGTTCTGAGGACCATAGGCAAGCATTGGTGCTCTCGCAGACGCAGGATGCGACGAAGGGGACGCGTTACAGGCTGGAGAACCTGAAGGGTAGGTCTCTTGCTGAAATCGGCTTCACCGACAAAACCATTCGTTTTGTTCAGAAAATCGGAGTCGGGATGCGAACTTCTGACCTCGCTGGTCGCGTAGCCAAGGCCAACACAAGCAGCATCAACGGCGTGCGAGCCAAGCAGTCTTCTTCGACGTTCTTGGCTCAGGACTTCTACGGGGTCGAAGCGTTCACGGCGCTACGCTTTTTGGCCAAGCATGATGGTTACAGCCCACGCAGTGACCGGTTCGGTAACGTGTGCTACTTCCCGCAGTCCAACATCGAGCGCGAATATTTGGTCAATGAAACCCGAGTCATGGGTGGCACCCTCGATGATGACAGCGAAAGCGCGCCCAATCGAGTCGTTGTCCGCGGTCAGCCACGTGCAAACAACCACTCGAACGTGGTGCAAGTCGATGACTTCGGGCGTCAGGAGGCTGGTATTGTCGAAGTGCCGGGAGGCATTCACGCTCCGACGGCTGTAACCAAGGCCAGTGCACGAACCATTGGTAGGCGTATGCTTCGGATGGCGAAGAACGCCACTGGCTCCAAGAAGTTGCTCGACGTTGTTGGTGCTGGCAACATGCACCCCGGTGACATGATTTCTCACCAGACTCGCGTCGACAACGAGCGCTACATCATCCTCGGTAGTCGGCTCGACTTGAACTCCCGCAGAACTGAACTGCACGTCAATTCGGTCGATGTTGCGCTCGAAGATGTGCTTCAGCGCTTCCAAGAGATTGACGTTAGCGGTAGCGTTGAGGCAAACGAGGAACGCAACCGACAGTTTGCCGTAGAAGAGTTCTCTACCTCATTCGGGTTCAAGTTCCGCGTGTCGTGGCAAATCGCTGAACGCGTGGACATGAACCGGGGTGTAGGCTACACGCTTGGCTCCGTGCATCGAAACAACATCAACGGAGCGCTACTGCTCCAAAGCACTGGTGTGCTCATCAACAGTGGTGCTGGCTATGCTGCAGGGACGACGTCGTACACGGTGGATGGGGTCAATGCGACCACAATCTTCGGAACCGACAACCAAGCCGTGTACAAGCGCAACGGAAACAAATTGGGTCACATTCACGCTGCGTCTGTCGGCGCGACCACTGTCGTCATCAAGTCAGCCAGCGTCCACGCCGTCGTCGACGACGAGGAATTGTTCGTGTTGTCCACCGCCTCCAACCCAGAGGCACGTAGCAACCATCTCAAACTGGGCGCTGTGCACAGTCGCTACTTGAAGAACAGGAGAGGATGATATGCCGTTGTTGAATGAAGGAACTCGATTTTTGGTCGACACGCTGAAGGACCGCATCAACGAGGTTGTTTTCGGATTTGACGGTACGTTGGCTACGCAGCAAGACGGCGGCATTGGCAATCCAGCGGTGGTTGTTACGCCGAGTGTGAAGGTCATTGACGACAACACCTTGATGGTTGAGGCCAGCGTGCCTCTAAGCACGGCGTTCACGCGGCCTTTGCGAGAGGTCGTCATTCGCTATAAAAATCCGAGTGATTCGACAGACACGACGGACTTTATGCGCTACACCTATAACGCAATTGAGAAGACCAGTAACAACGAGATTCAGTTTTCAGCACTCATCGAGGTGGGCATTTGACCAATCCAACAGCAGGACACACCAGCGCAACCGGCATGGGCTCTGATGCTCAGGGTCTGCGAGATGGCGACGGACTGACCAGTCCGAGCCTGACAAATCTGTACGAAGGTCTGCACGGTAACGGTATCATGCGCCTTGGCGACGGTGCCAAAGGTGACTCGCTGCGCAACAGCGTGGTCGCCAACACGCCCGGTTTCATCCAGATTGGTTCGTCTCAGGGCGAGGTCAAGGTCTACGGTGGCTTCTGCACCCTCGACGGCGTCCTGTACAAGTTCGCCAACGGTCCGGGCTCGCACGAGACGTTCATCGTTGGCACAACTGGGGGCGGCGCAAGTCACAGCGGTGATTTGCCCAGCGTTCCGGGCAGTAACAGCGACGTCTTTGTCGTCGTGTACCTTGTCGGTAGGAGCACCCCAGAAGCACATCTGATGTACGAGATGGGTACGCCTGCTGCGGCGACGAGCGGAACACCGCTACTCCCCAACCGGTTCCTTTCCAGCCCGAGCGTTACAGGTAACACTGACTTGAACCATCAGACCACCGTGCTTGGAGTCATTCGCTACACGATGTCGGGAGGGGCGGCCAACGTGACTGCCAGCCTCGGCAGCCCAGTCATCCACGACCGACGCACGTTCTTGCGCAAGTCTCCGCTTTACCTGACGCCGATGACCAAAGGTGCCATTGGGAACGTCGATGCCGCCAATGCGCTATCTAACCCGGATTCTTTCTTTGCATCGCCAGAAGGAGGCGACCTCACTGGAAGCACGTTCGGAGCCATCTGGCAGACGCACCGGGAGGACGTTGCTGGTGCCAAGCACGGCATCATTCTAACCGCCTTGCCGAAGAATCTCAACACCACGCCTGTGACTGGCACCTACGTGCTTGGCCCAGACAGGTTGGAAGTCATCACTACATCAGGTAACGTCACGTTCACGTTCGACGAAGCCAATATCTGGGTCATCACGACCGATGCCGCGCGAACCATCAATCCTACGGGAGTTTTCTCCGCAGGTCACGTTGTGGACATCTTCCACAAGGCTGGTGCGCACAACCTACACTTCGACTCCACCAGTGGAGGACACAGCAGCACGCCCATCAACGTCAACATTGCATCAGGAGAATCTGCTCGATTTGTGTACGATGGAAGCAACTGGCATCAGGTTATCGCCGCTCCGTCCAGTTTCCCTTCTTCCAGCGGCGCGACTGGCCTTGTGCAGTTATCGAATGGCTCTGGTGGCTTCACGAGCGACACGAAGTTGGCATGGGCCAGCGGCTCTTCAACGCTGACGGTAGATGGCAAACTTACCGTCACTGGACTCATTGACCCTACCGGGCTGGTCATTGACGAGAAAGCAAACGTAGCGGGCACTGGTCACAGCACTGCTGCCGGAAAGGGTCTGCTCTGGGTCAAGGACGACGCTCCGAACCGACTGTATTTCACAGACGATGCAGGGACCGACAAGAAGGTCATTCATGCCACGGACAGCGTCACTGAACTGAGCGACGTGAGCAACGTTGGCTCTGGTGCCATCATCACTGGTTCCGAGCGCAGCAAATTGAGCGGCATTGAGGCAAATGCAGATGTAACTGATGCAACCAATGTGACCGCCGCAGGAGCGTTGATGGACAGCGAGGTGACCAATCTTGCGTTTGTGAAGGGGCTGACTGGCGGCGTTTCCAACGGGAATGTGCTGGTCGCCAACGCAGCAGTAGCAGACAATGACTTCTTGAAAATCGACGGAACATCCGTCGAAGGTCGAACTGCTGCTGAGATGAGGGGTGATTTGAACGTAGCGGATGGTGCGACTGCAAACGCAGGTACAGTCACGAGTGTCGCTACGACGGCACCCATCACGGGCGGCACCATTACGGGGTCGGGCACAATTGGCATCAGCGCCGCAACGACGAGCGCAGCAGGGTCAATGTCTGGTGCGGATAAGACGAAACTCGACGGTATCGAGGCGAGTGCCACAGCCGACCAAACAGACGCTGAAATTCGTGCGGCCGTCGAAGCGGCTTCTGATTCCAATGTCTTCACCGACGCCGACCATACCAAATTGAACGGTATTGCTGCAAGCGCGACCGCATACGCAGATGCAGACGCCATCGCTGCCGTTGAAGGAGAAGCAACATTGGCTTTGACGGGCGATGTTACCATCGCCGCAGGCAAAGGTCTGACTGTTGACGGAACTACCTTACACGTTGACGCTACTAACGACCGAGTGGGCATCGGAACTGCTTCACCCGCTACTGCTTTGCACGTTGAGGGGGCAAACCACATCATCAGGGTCAAAGACACGTCTGCCGGTGATAGCGCCCTTACCCGCACAATGGGTGGACTTGAATTGTCTGCTGCGGGAATGAACACCTCGTCGAAGTTCGGCGTCCCCATCAAGTTCATGTCCACGGACAGCGTCACTGAACTGAGCGACGTGAGCAACGTTGGCTCTGGTGCCATCATCACTG